ATTCTGTCTAGGGGGAGCACGTCGACTCTCCCCCTAACCATTTAAGCATGGCTGCTCTTAGAAGTACTTTAGGTTACCACTATATACATGGTGATCTTCCCTGCGCTCTCCTTCCAAAGGACGGTCTGGAACAAGACCTATTGGTTGTTTATAGTCATGGTCGTTTTTGGGCATTCGCTGAACATACTTAGCGTAGTTAGCTCTGTGAATCTGGGGGATGAAGTCACAGTCCGTCAAGTCGACGGTCCCATCGGCCTCATAGAAGAGTTTTTCAAGCTCTTCTTGATGGGCCACCGATAGTCCATACTTTTTAGCAACCAATTCTCTGGAGGCTTGGGCTACAGGACGTGGGTCAAGTACAGCTCCACTAGTCTCGAGATAGACGAATCTTTCCCACCAGTTGGTGCTATTCCGTTGCAATACCCACTTCAATATTTCATTTTTCTCTTTCGGGTCGTAGTTAGCAGTGCGCAATTGCCACTCTGCTACGCTTTGCACGACGGGACAGCCTGGTAATTGGGCCAGTAAAGACAGAGCTTTAGCAATCTGTAATTGCCTAAGATTCTCTGGTTTAGCTGCCCAATAGTCTGCGGCGGCCCAGCATGCGGTGCCTAGGACCCTAAAGGGATTCATGAGGTTATCGCCAACCTCTTCTGCAAAAACAACGCCGCAAAAGGACGCTTCGTTGTAATGCTGGTGCTCCTCCAACTTAATCTCAAACCCCAGTCTGAGATAGTCTTCGGTGCTGGGGACAGGTCCCTGGAAAACAAAAAGTCCATCATCTCCTTCAATGACGCCGGATACGTCAGTACACCCTTTTTCCGATAGGACAAACAAATTGACCATGAGGTTTGAGAAACCATTTCCTAGTGAGGTGTTCATCTCGCCGGACATGCGACGGCCCATCAGTATAGCTGTTAGACCTGCACTCTCGAGTATGTTTTTCTCTACTAGTGAATGTATCAAATCATTCTCATAGTCAAAAGCCACATTTTGGAGCATGAAGTCATACAACTCCATCTCAATGGCTTCCATCACTACGGGGATAAAAGATGCTTCGAAGCTTGTGTAATCAGTAGCGATACACTTCACGCCCGGCCGAGAACATCGTTCCATGATGTACTGCGGCCAGCCGCTTCTGGGGATTTTCTTAATGAACCAGGGAAGACTAAAGAGTTTCTGCTCTATAGCCTTAAAAGCAGGCCCAACAAGAACCTTCATAAAGTCACTCCTAGCATTTATGGAACGGTGGTATTTCCATGTATCATAGGGTTCGGCTTTTGTGAAAGTCTTGACGCGGCGGACGGTACGAC